AAGTTACACATTAATTGATAATTAAGTAGTTAATAATTTTAGGATTGAATTTAATTTTTTGAATTTATTTGATATTCTATTATAGAGATTTTATATAAAATTTGAATTTCTATCTGAATTTTATTGACAACTTAAACGAACCTTAAGAAATTTTATCTTACAGATATAATATCTTAATCTGTTTAAGGTTAAATTAAGTTGTTAATAAAAATAGGATATGAATTTAAATTTTTGATATATTTCTATTATATAAACTAATATAAATTCATTTTTTAATATATTGCCTACGGCAAAAATTTAAAATTGTATCTAAATTTTATTAACTACTTAAACGAAACTTAAATTAGTAATATAATAGTTACAATGTAAGAATAGATTAAGTAGTTAATAAAATAAGGATTGAATTTAATTTTTTATATAAATTCTCTATAATAGAATACATTAAATTTAAATTTTTACTTCTTTTATTCTCTTGCTTACAGCAAAAAACATAAAAAGTTTAAAATGAATTCATATCCTAAATTTATTAACTACTTAATTTAAAATTAAATAAAATAATTAATTATAAAATTTAAGTTAAAATAAAGTAGTTAATAAAATCTGCATACGAATTTAAATTTTTATATAATCTCTATAATAAGAAATCAAATAAATTCAAAATATAAATTCATATCCTAAATTTATTAACTACTTAATTTAAACTTAAATAAAATAATTAATTATAAATCTTAAGCAATATCTAAGTAGTTAATAAAAATAGCATATGAATTCAAATTTTTATATAAATCTCTATAATATAGAATCAAATAAATTCAAAAATAAAAATTCAATCCAAATTTTATTAACTACTTAAAATAAACTTAAATTAAATAATTAATTTAAAAACTTAAGCAATCTCTAAGTAGTTAATAAATTTCAGATATCAAATCAGAAAATTAAAAGTATAAATACACTTATAATAATTAACTAATTGAATAAGGGATTAAATGTCAGATATAATTCAAAATGGTATGTATAAAGTTCTCGGCGATATGTCAAGACCTACCAAATTTAAATGTATGATATTTTTGCCTAAAATTTTAAAAAATATATCTGTAAAAGAACAAGATATTGATACTTATTGCAAGGCAACATCATTTCCTTCACTATCAACTGAAATTATAGAAATAGATTATAAAGGAAGAACAATCCCTATTCAAGGTATGCAAAGAATAGAACAAACCTGGTCTTGCGAATTTTATAATGATGAAAGTCACTTACTAAGAAATTTATTCATCAATTGGATGTTAATGTCACAATACTATAATTATGGCAATAATATACATATGCCAAATGAAGATAGATTAGTTTCGGCGATGTCTATTTATCAATTAGATTATGAATTAAAGAAACAAACAGCAGTTAATACATTTTTTAATGTTTTTCCTATTGAAGTATCAGAAATAGAATTAAATTCAGAATCTGTTTCACAAGTTCAAACATTTTCAGTTAAATTTGCATATTCACATTTTCAAGTTACAACTATCGATTCTAAATTTATGTCTGCTAATGATATAGCCGATAAGATTAAATCAATGATACAAGACACTTTAAATTCTATTGCTAATTCAGTAATGGGTGCAGTTAAATCAACAATAGGTGGAACAATAGATTCTTTAGTTGGTGACGCAAAATCAGCAATAGGTGGAATATCAAGTAGTTTATCATCAAGAATATCAAATGCAACAGATTTCTTTACATCAAGTTTTAAAAATTTCTTAGGATAAAGGATTAATTTTGTTACTTCAAGACGCAGTAAGAGAAGTTTATAAGAAAAATTGGACTTTAATTGCAAACTTTTCATTTATTTTAAATCCTACCCCTGAATTTGGTAACTTAATAAATTGGGGTTCTATTGAAAAAACTAATACAGACCTTAACATTGCCTGTATTTCAATAGAAACACCAGAATATACCAATCAATCTATTGAAGATTATTCAGGTAATATGTGGCGATATAATAATGGACGTGATGAATTGTTTAGATTTACAATGACTTTTAGAGATTTTAATCAATTTGAATTATATAGAAAATTTGTAAATGCTTATAACTTAAGTAAAGATAACTATTTTGATAAGGTTGTGTTTAATTGTCAAGTATTCGCTGACCCTGATAATGGAACTCCAAAATCTACTTTACTCTTTGGAACACAATCTGCATTAATTGAAGGTGTTTCTCAACTATCACTTAATAATAGCACTAAGAATCAAATTGCTGAATTTACTGTGAGATTTAAATGCAATTCGCCGTTACACGCAAGTGTAAGTAATGAGAATTCAGGTTCAATTGTAAGTGGCGGATTATCACATTTAAAATTCTTTTAATATTTTTAATATTTTAAATTTAATGAAAGGTTAAATAATGGCTGATTTTAATAAATCTTTTGAACTTCTAGCAAAATTTGAATTTAATAATTCTGCTAATATATTACATAAAAATCCTAATGAAACAGGATTAACTTATTGGGGAATCTATGAAACTGCTAATCCTAGTTGGCAATGGTGGAATATAATTAAACAAGAAATTCAAAAAACAGGTTCAATTAAACAAGCAAGTATAAATTTATCTAAAAATCAAGATTTAACATTAGATGTAATGAGATTTTATAAGAAAAATTATTGGGATTCTATAAATTTAAATTATATTGATTCTCAAAAAGTTTGTGATGAAATGTTTATGTTTGGTGTAAATTGTGGAATTAAGCAAGCAGTTAAATTAGCACAACGTGTTGTAGGTGTTGCTGATGATGGTGTAATAGGAAATCAAACTATTCAAGCAATTAATAATTATGATGAAAATGATTTTGATAGAGAATTTGATATTGAAGAAATGAAATATTATGACTCTATTATACAGAAAAATCCTAGTTTAAAAATATACAGAAATGGATGGTATAATAGAGCCAACTCAATTTAAATTTAATGATTTATTCAGTTATAGAAGTTTCTTTAATTCTATAACTGCTTTAAATCCTTTTTGAATATAATTATTAATCTCTAATCTCTTATTATCTTGTAATGCAGAATTTAAATCTTTATAATTAAAATCGCTAGGATAAACCAAAACATTATAATCTTTAGCATATTCAATCATTTTCTTAATTCCTGTTGTATCATTATCAAGACAAAATATAGGATTTTTAAGTTCTTTAAGACGTTCTTCAGGTATATCAATTCCACATTGTGCTATTATATTAGTTTTGCCTGAACTTAGAGCGTCGAAAATTCCTTCAAAGATATAAACAGGTTGCTCTTTATCTATGTTAAACCAATTCCATAATTTATAATCTTTATTTAAATTAAATGTTTTAAAATCTTTAATATCTGTTTTTCTTGAATAAAATCCATAAATTTTATTTAATCTATAAAAAGGAATTACAATTGAGTTTTGAATTTTATAAAGTTTATCATCTATGATTATATCTGTATTAATAAAATAAAACTGACCGAATTTCGTGCAGTCTTTATAATCTATATTTCTTGATTTAAGATAATTTAAACCTAATTCAGATTGTTCTAGGGGAATTAATAAATTTTCTAAATCAATAGTTTTAAATTCAGGTATATCGTCAGTTTCTATAATTTCTTTATTATCTGAACTTTTATCAATAAAATCAATATCATTTAAGAATATTTTTTGATGAAAGCACTCCCTTTTATAATCATAAAGTTTATCAGGGAAATATAATCTTAAGAAGTTATACATATTTGTATTAACAGGACAATCGCCGTTAAAACACTTTACAAAATCATTACCGCCTTTATGATATAAATGAAGTCTTTTAATTGATTTGTTTTTCTTAGAATCGCCACAAACAGGACATCTAGCAGATATATCAATTAATGTTTCTTTGCCTATATCGTGGCAACACATCTTAAAAAATTTAATATTTAATGGATTTAACATCATTTGCTCCTGTATATAATGATGTTATTATACTATTAAAATCTTAATTATTACTTATTTAATCAATTCTTAGTATAAAATTCTTTAAATTTAGGGTATAAATCAAGAATTTCAGATGGTGTGTTGCGTTTAAAATACAATTCATTATCTATATTATCTATTAATGATTGTGTAGTAGCATTAATATTTTGAAGTTTTATTTCTTTAACATTAATATCAGGATTTGATTTTAATATATAAGTATATTGATAAAATTTATTCGTGCCTGCTATAATAGTATTAATATTTTTCTGAATAAAATCGCATTTTTCTAATATAGTATTTAAATATCCTGAATTATGAGAAATTATAGTTATTTTTTTGTTATCGCCGAAACATTTTTCTATTGATTGTTTTCTTAATTCAAATGTATGTTTATCAGAACTAGGGTTTATAATACAAATTACGCCGTTGTCGTAGTCTTTTAAAGATTGTTTAATTATTTCGTAATGTGCTTTAGTAAATATTCTAAATTTGCCTATAAATAGGAAATTGTTATTATTTTTAATTCTTTTGATTAATATTTTCTTATATTCATTATGAATATCATCTTTAACGTCTAAGTCAGTTTTATTTTGTTTTAGAACTTTTAGAGAATCCTTAAATTTAAGTTTTCTTAAATTATCTGCTACTTGTTTTAATATATCGTTAAATTCGTCTTGATTAAACAAATTGATATTAGATATCAAATTTAAAGCATTTAATCTTATAAATTTGTTATATTCTAAATCAGGTTTAGTTGTATTAATACTAGGTTCAGATTTTAAAACTTTAAAATATAGTCCATTTTGTATAACTATAAATCCTTTTTCTGCTCCGCCGTATTTTGAATTTATCGACAAAAATAATTCTTGAATCTTAGAAATATAATCATCTATATAATTTAAATTTAATAAATTTTTAATTTGTAAATATTGTTTCTCTACTTCAGGGT